GGGTTATTGGTAGAACTGACAGCGTCACCAGTAGCAGGAACTCTAAAAACACCATCACTGTATGAAGCGTAGTAAAAGTCAGGAAGAGTGGCGGTCGAAGTGTTGGTTTCACTGATAAGAGGCGCATCGTTAAGACGAAGAAGAGTAGCAAGAGTATCCTGAGTCTGCGAATTAACAGACACATTGTTAATTGTTCCTGAAACGGTAGTAATCAAGCTGTTAAGAGGATACGACCCAAAACCTTCCGTATTTCCGTAATCAAAGAAAGAACCTGTACCATCAGTAGCAAGGAGCGCAAACTGAGCGCCCCCGATATTAATCGTAAAATTGACATCAGAGCTCAACAACATGTTACGGTCTAAAACGACTTCTTGCGAAGGAATTTGTGCGTTAAAAGTAATGTTAGAGGCAGACACCGAAGTTGCACTAAATTGTTGGTAATTTTCTTGTCCGCTCGATTGTACGGCGAAAGTGACTTCATCCGTGATTTGACTGATGATATTATCTTCAACAAGAACGCTGTGGAAATTAGAACTCATTATACTTTACCAATATATATTTTTTTTTGGAATTTTTATTTATTTGTAAGGATTTAGAAAATCCTTAAGCAAAAGGGGGGAATACTTATTTATTTGTCATCGACGACTTTTTCTCAAAAAGTATTTTAATACAAATCGTTGTATTAGAACTTAACAGAAAAGGATTCAAATTCCCTAAACGGTCACGCCAATATAATTCTAAATCAAGGGTAGTCAAAGGGGTCGAACCGTATAGCTGAAGTCTTCTATACTCAGACGTAGGAACGTAATACAAAAAGTTCTTATAGAGTCCTTCTGTAGAATAATCGGTCAAAATAGGAATTGCTAAAGTATTGTTGTTGTTATTGACAGGGATAGTATTACTGGCGGATTGAATATCATTGGCGGTTAAAGACCCTGAAGTATTATTAGGGACTACCGGCAAACTCGTCGAAGTCAAGACAATGGCTGTGATAGGATTCCACTGCTGAACGGTAGGAATCTCTTGATAAAGGGTATAACATGTATATTGAACGATAGGCGAACCTGCTGGTAAAACAGGTGGGTAAAGTCCTAAATTTGTCTCGGCAAACAATCGAGTCTGTAGTTCAAAATTCTTTCCAATAGGTGAAGTCAAATTTGTAACAAATAACGGAAAACTGCTAAACAAATTGGCTGTAGCTGAATTGAAAAAAATTCCAATAGACCCCGCTGTAGATTCACCGTTATAGGCAGAAGCATCAGCGTAAATGATGGCGGTTTGGTTTGAGGTGTCGTATGTCATTACAGGGGCATGTATGGTAGGAAGACCGCCCACTAAAGCGTCGAGACCTGCAAAAGCTTCTTGAAATGTCTTATTGAAAAGATAAGGAACATATTGATAATTATATACATCGTAATAGTAAGACGAATTATTTTGAAGTCCGCCATTTTGTAATGGTGATGTAGGGTCAAAAACAGCCTTGTCCTGTGATTCATATTGAAGATACGCTTGAAAAGCTTGACCGCCAAAGGTTAAAGTAATCGAATATACACTCAAATTAGGGTCAGGCTGGTTTGGCTGAATGACACAGCGCCAAACGGGCAAACTTTGAGTATCCGCCGTAAGCTTTAGAATAGTCATCCAATAATCAGACGGATTATCTAAGAATGCTTGAGTACGAGCTTCGTTATAACGAGCAGGTATAAGGCGAATATTTTGATTGGATACATTTGACATTATCACATCGTAATAAAGCTTCTCAGGGGGATTCATTATAGTATAAGGATAAATTAAATATTATATAAAAATTGAATAAAATTAAATCTTTGTTAAATGTATAATGTCCTCTCTACAAGCTTTTTACGCTGGTGCTTTCAACAATGTAACTGAAGTCTCGAATCTAAATGAAGTTCTCTTAGCTGGTAATACAACGGCTCAAAATATTGTCTCAACTGGAGATATTTCGTGTCGGGACTTTACATGTGCTGATATAACTTCCACAAACGACATCATTGCTGATAATATGACTGCTTCTGGTATTGTTACGCTTCGTCAGCCCCTAAACCCGTCTTATAACACTTTGGATTATCCTATTACGGCGGGGGCGGTGGGTTCTTTTACGTCTGTGGATAATAGTTCTCTGCTTCCATCGGGCGCTCTTCCTGTCACAGGCGTATCTTTGGATTTGATTACTTCCACTACGGTTTTGCCTTTAGGCGTGTATATGTTGGCTTGTCGAGTGTCTGTGGTGAATCTTGTCAATCCTAATGTAAATATATCGGTTGGTGTTGTAAATACATCAGCAAGTGATACACCTCCCTTTGGTTCTGCTGGTGGATTTAACGGGGCTGTAGATGAAACTTCTAAAGGAGCTTATATTAATTTTACATCTGTTTTCATCAGTTCAACAGGTTTCCAATCTCCTAAATTTACTTACGGAAGTTTAATTGAAGGTACTCAAATCCTTTTTCTTGCTTGGACTGCTACAAAAATCGGTTAAGTATTTTAATTCTTTAGAATAAGTATTTTAAGTTAAGTATTTGATTAGACTTTAATCAAATACTTACCCGAATAGATTTTTACCTATAGATTTCTATATACAAACTTAGATTTCTTTAGATTTCTTATAAAGTAGATTTTAAAAGTATAAATTTATAAATTCTTACTTGTAGATTACTCTTGATTTAGATTTTATTAGATTTCTTCAGTAAAAATCAAACATGTATAAGGAAAAGAATAGATAATATAAGGAATTATTTTCCTTGGATGGATTGAGACAAATTTCGAGAAGGATTTAGGACAGAATCAGGTTCATTGTTTTTGTCTTTTATTTAGAAGGAAAATCTAAATAAAAAATAATCAGTTAGTGTAATAGTATGAGCTTTGACAGCATCGATGAAGCTTTAAGAAAGGTTGATTTTGAAATAATGGATAATGACCGAAAACTATTTTACTACTATATTTTTACAAACCATTATAAGTGTGAATATCCTTTCGATATTGAAATGTATAAGACACCTAACTATTTCAAATTTTTGCATCAAATGATTGTTCCCTATATCTAAACGATAATGGTTAAATCTTTTACTGGTATAAAAATGTGGTCTCTTGGTGACTTGTCTTCGTATCGTGTGTATTGTGTTACATCATACTGTTTGAATCGTTCTTCATCGTATTCAATATAAGCGAGACAATCGGTATATTTGAAAAGAAGAATAGAATTCGGCTTACATTTGTTAAAGGTTGTCATTGTGGTTGGATACTGTGACATTTTGTTGGTTCTTGTTTTGAGTTCGTAATTATAGGTTTCATCTTTAAAATCGAACTCGTTATACTTATCTTCAGTGGGCTTGATTTCTCTCTTAAAGTAATCCTTGATAATAGGGAGTACATGCGCTTCGGACTGTTTTCCTGTAGCATATCGTTGATTATATCCTGAACGGTACATTATATTTTACAGAGATTTTTTAGTTTGGATTTTTACTCAATAAATGTATTTAGTTAAAAATAAAAAATAGGATAGATATAATGGATGCAAAAATAGCTTACTACGAAAGAAAACTAAAAGAGATGTTAGGAAATGATGACTTTAATAAGTACCTTCCTGATGCTCGGGAAAATTTGATTACCTACAAAGAGCTTAAGAAATACAAAACAATGGCTCAGCTATTAGAAAAAGACTTTGATTACAAAATTCTTTTGATTGAGACACAGAGAAACTCGGGTCATTGGTGTGTTCTTGTAAGACGTGGAGATACTGTCTTTTGGTGCGACTCTTACGGCATGTCTCCAAAAGAAAGTATTAATATGATTCCTAATTGTGTTCGAAAAATGTTAGGACAAGAAAATGATGAAGTTAGACGATTGTATCAAAGCGCTCGGCGTGAAGGCTTTAATGTAGAAGAAAATGAATTTGAGTTTCAGTCGGACGCTTCTAATATCAATACATGTGGTCGATGGGTACTGTTTTTTGTGGAATGTATTAGAGAAGGTATGGGATTCAAAGAAATGGAAGCTTTGATAGAAAAACAAGAAGCTAAAACAAGAAAACCATCAGATGTCTTGGTGGTGGATTGGTTTCCTTAATCTGTCTTGGTATAGTTATTATCAATCATATTCACGCTTGTAGCCATTGCCGTTGCATCCTTGGCTTTTTCCTTGTTCTCTTTCGAATACTTATCGGTCAAGTAAATATTTCGTAAAAGACTCACACTTATCTTTTTCTTGAATATTTTGTTTAGAATTCGTGTAACAGAATTGATGGATTCAAACGGTGTTCCATCAGGCTTTACTAAGAAAGGCATCAAATTAGTTTTGTCTTTTCTAAATTTCAAGTATAGGGTAATTACATCCATCAATTCTTTTGGAATTTCGATAGTTTGAGTCTTATAGGTTCGGTTTGTCTTGAAATTTTGGAAGATAAATTGTTTGTTTTTTACATCTAAATAATTGTATTCAGGTTTCAGTTCTGCGGGTTCTAACAAGACCAACATTTTCAGGTAGTCATTACGTCTTGGTGGAATGAGTACATATAAGGAAAGGACCAAATAATGAGTCAGCTGTTCGAATTCTGCATCAGTGAGTTTTCGTTTTCCTTTTGTTAAAAGAGTTACATTTGTTTTGTATTCTTCCCACAATTTCTTAATCTCTTCTTGTTCCATCCAATTCTCGTTTTGTGTCTCGGACTTAGTTGTGTTGGTTTTCAAGTTCTTATTATACTCCATCATCTTTTGGTAGTAGATGTCAAAGGGTTTTTTAAACTTAGGTTGGTCTTTTAAAACTGAGACAATACTGATGAGATAGGTTCGTTTTGTGTTGTCTTTTAAATGTTGTATTTTTTCAAATATCTTGGCTGTATTTTTTAGAAAGGTATAATCTTCTGGTTCTTTGTTGTCATTCAGTCTTTTCAAATTCGACATGTAGAGTTTCTTTGAACTTTCTTTGATTTCCATTATATATCTTGTAGATTTTATTTTTTTAGATTTTAATTTAATTTAGATTTTGTTATAAATAAAATATATATTGTTATTAAAATGGCTTACTCTGTCTATACTTTAACCAATCGGCTCAACTATTTACAAGACCAAGTCAATCGAATTGTTGCAGGGTCGGACACTTTACAAGAAGTAATAGATAATGGTGATGCTCTTCAGGGACTTGCACCATTAACAGACCAAGTCATTACCTACGATGGAACAAACGTCATCTGGGATACGCCTACGGTCATTAATCCATCTCTTCAGGATGTCATCAATGAAAGCGACCTTTTAGCAGGATTAGCCCCGACAACAAATCAGGTCATACAGTACGATGGAACGGAGATAAAATGGATGACTCCTACGACTATTAATCCAACTTTGGCGGAAGTGTTAATTAACGGAAATACGGTGGGTACGAATGACATTGATATAAATAATCAAAACATTTTGAATTGTGATAATATTCAACTCGTGACGATTAACGATATTCCTATTTCTACATTTCAGGATACTTTGAATCAAGTCCTTATCAACGGAAACAGCGCAGGTTCGACTGATTTGGATATGAATAATCAAAACATTCTTAATTGTAACAACATTCAGCTCGTGACGATTAATGATATTCCTGTGACTACATTTCAGGATACTTTGAATCAAGTCCTTATCAACGGAAACACAGCCACAGGGGAAACCGCTTCTATTAGTCTTTTAGGAGAAGACCTTAGTTCAACTTTAAATACTTCGGGGCTTACTGTTTCAAGTGGTTTAAACACAAATACTTTTACCACAGCGGGTTTAGAAACAACAGCAGACCTAACCTTTAATGTAGGAAATGATTTGATTTTAAATGGAACACTTACAGAATCGACGGCTGGGGGATATACAGGAGAATACTTGAAATTAACAATAAATGGTACAGTCTATAAGGTTCAACTTTTAGCGGTTTAAGAGAATCTTCTTTTTTACAAAAAGGACATTTTCTAAAATTTTTATATAGCTTTAATTTATAATGTCTCTCTTTCCAATCCTTGCTGACCCTAACCCGCCTTCCAACCTTACTGGTCTTGATGTCTCGTTGGTGGCGGGACAAATGACCGCTCTTGACGGTGCCGACAGTTTCACGATGACGGCATCCACTCTTACGGCAAACTCGGTGTCCGCTTCTTGGGCGGATATTGTAGATGCTGTGGTTAATCCTCCCGCCGACCAAGATTTACAGTCCGTGCTGAATGCTGGAAATACGGCAAACGGTGCGAATGCTTCGATTAGTCTTTTAGGCGGAACAGATGACCTTGTTACTGCCTCTTTAACCAATGCTACTCTTACGCTTAGTGATGCCCCTCACTCATCCACTTTGTCCGCTTTAGAACATGCGTTTGCGGGTGCGACTGCTTCGGCTACGCTGAGTGAATCCAGTTTAGCGATGGTGGATACTGATGTGACTGCTTCCTTGTCCGCTACGAGTCTTGATATGACGGGTGATGGTTATAATGCTGT